ACTAATGCTTTTTTCAGATAAGATAACACCCTTATCATTTATTCTTCCTAATAATTTTTCAGTATCAATCATTATGCAAATGCCTCAACGATGCCTAATGTATCTTTTACATCATCATCACCATCCAAAATATGAATATTTGGAATAACTATATCATTGTTAATCGCAGCGACATTACTGTTGGTCTGAGTATTTAAAGTGGTAGATTCTACGTTATTCATACTCATATCCGGCATTTCAAATTGCACAGGAGGAGTAATGTCCCCGACTTTTGGATTAGACTTTATGTTCAACATATTTCTAGTTGCCTCACCACCACCCGAAAAACCTATTCTTTGTCCACCAACATTTAAAATCGGAACATTAGTTCCACCACCAGCAGCGTTCATCGCAGCAAACGTATTTGATCCATATTTCTCAACTGCACCCTTACTCATCACAAATTCACCGGGAGTTAGTTTTGCAGGAACTGTATCGCGATCACCACCACCCGGAACTTTTCCACCACCACTCAATTCAACATTTGTTTGTGATGATTGATTATTAAACTGTTGAACTGGTATTAATCCCTTACCCATGTTTGGTTGATCACCTGTTGGTTCATCGTCACCTCCAGTATTCATAAGACTTGTGATTGCTATTCCTGATCCAAGTGCAAGCAGACCTGCTAAAGGATTTGCTTTAATCATTCCTAAAGTAGATGCAATCAACGCTGGAATAAATTTTACTGCCATTAAACCTAATATTCCAGCAATCGTTGTAGCTAAAACACCAACAGTTGTTGCAATGAGTGGAAGATTATTATTTAAAAACTTAAATATTGATAGTAATCGATCAACATTTTTTGGATTACCAAAGAAATCAATTAATCCTAAAACAAATTTACCAGTTATAATATTAAAAAGATAACCTAACACCGAATCTAACATACTCTTCACAGGTTGAGTAATGCTATCAACCATTCCTTGAAACATGCCGAATGGTTTTTTCTTTTTTTCTATATCCCTCTCTCTCTTTCTCCTTCTTCTTCTCTCAGTTCTCTCTCTTTCATACTTTAATATATCAAGATCTAATTTTTCCTGAGCTTTTAATGTCTCTGAAATAGATGTAACTAATAGAGTTATGTCAGTTATCTTTTTATCAATATTCCTTACAGTTGATGGTAGAGACATTTTCGCACTTGCAGCATCATCTCTCTGCAAAAATTTTGAAGCAGACACTCTTCTAGTAGACTCACGAATGGGTCTACTAAACCTCATTTTGTTTAGAAAGTTTTGATAAACTGGAGATGTCTCATCCATTACTTGCTTGACGTTGTTGTTCTTTTAATCTTTCCTCTTCAAGATGTGCTTGTAATAATCCAACATAAATGTCTCGTTCCCAAGGCATCATATTTTCAATCTCAGTCAAACTATATTTATGGTACTGTATTAACGAAAAATTTAACCTGAAATAACTCTCCAGATTCATGTGCACCATCGCTAACCGAAAAAAGATGCTAAACCCTCAAGCACCACTTCACTTTCAACTTTTGTTTTTGGATTTTTTACCTTGATCGTATGAGATAATTTAGGCATTGTCTCAAAGAATTTTTCAATCTGTTTGAATTGAGCTGAGTTCATTGATTCAAGAAAGTCTTTTATCTCTTTCTTGGTGCAATCTGCAGCCACCCAAACTTCATCTTCATTATAAATTTTGTCAATACATGTCGATATTAAATCAAATGATTGATCCATCGCACTTCGATTCGTATCATTTGGATCAAAATTACTTTTCACAAATTCATTAAGTGAGGGATACTTAAGTTCCATCATCAAATTTTTATCAAGTGATATTTTATTTGAGTGATTCTCAGATTTTTGAATCTGAATATCATCAAGATTAACATTGACACTCACTTCAGTTTCCTCATCATCGGGACAAATAATTTTTACATCAATGTCCTCACCAACAGACTTGCCACGAATATTCAAAAACAGATACTCAATATCAAATGTTGGTAATTCTTCAACTTTAACACTTTTTGTTAAAATACAAGATCTAATCACAGCCTTTATAGCATTGGTAATTTGTTTTGTATCTTGACTTTCAAGTGCGATAACAAGAAGTTTTTCTTCTTTTACAAGAAAGGGTCTGTATTGAATGGTCTTTCCTGTTGATGGTAATTCAAGTTCATAACTTGGCGTTGCAATTTTTGGTAATGGCATAATAATACAATTCAGTAAGTTTATTTAGTAGGTTAGTTGAAGAAGTTTAAAAACGCACTAACATTGGCAGCGGCCTGTGCAATCGGATTAAATACATCCGATATTTGACCTTGTTTACCTGATGCTATGAAATATCTACTATATGCCATAGACACAGTACACTTTAATAACTGCGAAGCATCATATGAAATCGGCATAGAGTTAACAGATAAAGGAAAAACATTTACAAATTGATATGTCAATGGTTTGACTTTTCTTCTTGAATCAATATTTTTTTCAAATTTTGTGATCTCCAAAGATCCTTTATAGGTATTTGGAAATTTCATTCGATAAGAAAAACTTTCATCTTTTGCGTTTATAAAAATGTTTTCTGTTGTTTCATTTGTTATATAATTCATCCATGCTTCAAAATATCTGATTGGAAGATATTGATCTGCATCAGTATAGAAAGAAAGTTGAATGGCATCATCATAAAGACGACGATAAACATGCCTTTCTCTCACTCCCGGAAAGTCATTTAATATTTCTGATGTTGCAAGTCTTGATCCGGGTAAAGATGCATCAGAGCATGATATGTTTAATTGATCTTGATCAAAATTAACTCCACTTTGTCTTAAAAATCGACTAAAAGTTCCATCTGCCCTTGATGGACTACCGATGTTAACTTGAAAATGTGAAGTTGTTGCAGGATTTAATAACTTTGCTTTTATTTCTGCAAGAGATCTTCTCTGTGGTTGGATGGTAGCCATATATAAATATAGATTGACCTTGTATATTATGTAGGCAAGTTATGGGAGAGAGTATTAAGAGTAGGTATACTCCAATATATCCAAGCAAGTATCAGGGAAATACAAAGCATATAATATGTCGTAGTAGTTGGGAAAGAAAGTTTTGTCAATGGTGTGATATGAACAATAGCATTATATCATGGGCATCAGAAGAGTTCAGTATACCATATGTCTCTCCGAAAGATAATCGTGTTCACAAATATTACCCAGATTATTTAATCAAAGTAAAAGAAAAAAATGATATGATAAAAACTTATGTGGTTGAGGTTAAACCATACAAACAAACAAGACCACCAAAAACACCAAAGAGAAAAACAAAATCATATCTTACAGAGTGTGTTACCTATGCAGTTAATCAGGCAAAGTGGAAAGCTGCAAAAGAATTTTGTGAAGATCATCGTATTGAATTTAAAGTTGTCACAGAGAAAGAACTTGGAATCCGATGAGTAGACTTGAAGGTAATAACATAAACAATCCAACAAATGATCAGGAGGATATGATGTTAGAAATAATGTCTCTTTTAAATGATACTGTCACACCTGTGCCTGACGTTGGAAACTTTTATACCTTTGTATACAATCCAAAGACTCCAAATATCACATATGATCAACATCCACTGATAGCTTGCACTAACATTTTTAGTTGGGGTTTTAGAGGTCTTAATTTTCACTGGAGAAAGTATCGTAACTACACATGGAATGAACTTGCAGGGCAATTATATGTGGTACAACCGAATGAACTTGATGATCTTCTTGCGATTCCTTATGCTAAGTTCCTAAATAACTAAAAAAGGTCGATGTCAGAAACATACACAACAAAAAAAGAAAAAATAGTATCTGTAAAAAATATCAATGAGTATATTGAAATAAAGGGAGATGAATACAAATACTCAGAGCAAGGAAACCTACTACAAAGTCAATTTTATGATTATACCGTTAATTCATCAACTGGAAACATAACAATAAATCGTGATAATCCCCAGAGATTTGGTGATAGAGAAGAGATAGGCACTTTAAATATAAAAACTAAAAAAATTGAGTATACTGAAAATGCTAATGATTATGAAAAATTTTGGATGAATAAGGATGAGAGTATATCTAACGTCGTAAAAAAAAGTCAGAAAAAATTATTTGATGAAGGATTCACTCCCGAAAAAATTAGCGAAATACTTCCCTCAAATCAATCTAAAGGTAATGGTAATAATCTTGAACTCAATTCAATCGGTCTACCTGTAGATCGAGGTGAAGATAAGTCTAGAAAAAGTTATGGAAATTATTGTTATCCAGTTACTCTTAGAAGAGGAAATCAAGATAGATTGAAAATCACAATTAAAGATCGTGATTTAAGAAACTCCGTTAGATTGGCTGGAAATAGAGCACCAGCAAAATCACTTGGATCTGTTGTGCTACCAATCCCTGCAAATCTATCTGATAATAATCAAGTAAGTTTTAAGAGTGGAACTCTTAATCCTTTAGAACTTGCTGCAGCAGAATTAGGTTTGACTGCGTTATTAAATCCCGGTGCAACAGGAGAGGAAGCAAAAGAACTTCTTAATCAAGTAACAGCAGGAAGAGGAGACTTAAAATCATTAGCAGCAACATTATTCACTGGGAGGGCAGTAAACAGAACAGGTAATCAACTTCTTGCAAGAAATCAAGGTCAAATTGTTAATCCTAACTTAGAATTATTATTTGACGGGCCAACTTTAAGACCGTTCAACTTTCGTTTTAGGTTAAGTCCAAGAGATCGAGGAGAAAGTATAGAAGTAAAAAAAATAATACGAATGTTTAAACAATCTAGTGCAGTAAGACAATCAGCATCTGGATTTTTCCTTAGAGCACCCAACACTTATGAATTGAAATTTTTTGAGGGTTCATCAACATTAGGATCTGAACATGCATTTTTACCTAAAATAAAAGAGTGTGCTCTTCTTGGGTTTGGTGTTAACTACACACCCGATGGATCTTTTATGAGTTATGAAAATAGTTCGATGGTTTCATATGATCTCACATTCGCTTTTCAAGAGTTAGATCCAATAACAAATGAGGATTACTCCTTTGATGGCAACAAAGATGAATTTATAGGTTTCTAATATGACTAATAGTTACTTTCGCAACGTACCAGATTTTGATTATGTTAATCGATCAGATAGTAATCGAAGTGATGGTGATTATGTAAAAGTTAAAAACTTTTTTAAAAAGGGAAAATTAAGAGAGGATATCTTTCAAGACCTAACTTTTTTTACAAAGTTTACTATTCAAGGTGATGATCGACCTGATAATGTTGCAGATCAATTTTACGATGATCCAAATCTTGATTGGGTTGTGCTTCTTTCAAACAATATAATAAACATACAAAGTGAGTGGCCCATGTCACAATCAGATTTTAATACTTACGTTACTGAAAAATATAAAGATGAGACAAAATTATACTCAGGTATCCATCATTATGAAGCAAATGAAGTAAAAACAACAAGAGATGTAATTATAATACCATCAGGAACAAGAGTAGGTCTTGGACAAAGTGTAAGTTATTTTGATGATGGTTTACAACAACAAGTTACTGTTACCGATATAGCTCTACCTGTAACCAATTACATGCATGAACAAAAAATCAATGACGATAAAAGAAATATTTTTTTATTAAAACCACTTTATCTTAATATTGTATTTGATGATATGGATGAAATCATGGAATATAAAAAAGGTTCCACTCAATATGTGAGTGAAACCTTAGTGCGTGGAGATAATATCAGATTATTTGATTAACTATCTGCTAACTTTTGAAAGTAGGATAGTGCATCATCTTCATCAGAATCAACAGTTGTTGTTGCTGCAGGAGTTGCTACTGCTTGTGTAACTACTTTTTCTGCAACATCAAGACCTTCACTTTCACTCTCTAACTCCTC